CTCGGGATTCTCGTAAATGTTGCCAAGTATCTTGAAGCCTTGGTCAAATTGACTCATAAATACTATGTTGCCTCTATAGTTCTTATCTATGCATTCAAATACAAAAGCTTGATTCTTGTCGGAATATTTTGCAACTCCTATCCATTTTGAAAAACCTACCGCTCTTACGATGTCACCCTCGTATATTTCTTTTCCGTTAAAATTTTTCAACCCTGTATATTGGCACAGAATAAATCTCTCCCCCTCTTTATCTGTTTTCCAGCACCCCGTGTGTTTGTCGTAGAATCTTGGTAAATCATCAGCGATTGAATAATTCGTCCATCTCTTACGATCTTTATCCCACGCTTTGAATTTTATCTCTCTCATTTGTTAGTCACCTCTTTACTACATCTCAATGCAAACGTTCTGCCGCTTCTTGTAGGCGTCAAGATAGCACTCGTTCTTATCTCCGTTGTAGGTAACCTCGTAATACATGCCATCTGAGACCTTAGTGCCTAGTAAAGCCTTTGAGTTCTGCAAGGTCTTACAGAACCAAACAACGAATACATCGCCTGTTGTGATGTGTCCATTAATGCTAGCTGGGTTCACTCTATCGTTGTAGTAGTTCCTTACGAGTTCTTTGCACTTCTTTATAAATTTTCTTTCGTCCATAATTTACTCCTTAATAATTCATATACAGCGTTTCAATTCTCTTTCTTGAGCACTCGGCCGTGGTTGATTTATGTTCTTTTTTCCAATCCGCAAGAACGTTGTCGTACAGTTCGTTTTCATACGCGGAAATCATGATTTTACAATCACTTTCTTTGATAATTTGTAGCAGTTTCACATGCTGCTCGTCCGTCATTTCGTGATTGTAAAGGTACTTCTTTCTTGTATCCTGCAGATACGGAGGGTCTATGTATATAAATGTGTCTTTGCCATATAGGTCGCTAATAAGTTCAAATGCGTCCTTGTGCTCTATTTGTGCGTTTTTGAGCCGTTCGGCCGCAAGCTGTATCGTTTCCGGGAGCCTTGCCCACGCTTTTGCGGGATTAGGGCTTGTAGCCCCTATACCTCGCCTATATCCGTTCTTATACTTGTTTCCGCATCCGAAGCCCTGCCAGCACTTAACCGCAAATCTTCTTGCACGTTCGATAGATAACGCCTCTTCTTCGCTCTCTACATACACCGCTGCATATTCAGCGCGTGAGTATGGTGTAGCCTCTATCAATCTGCAAAGTTCTTCTGATTGCTCCCGTATGACCTTGAAAAAGTTGTAAATATCATCGTCTAGGTCGTTCAGGATTTCGTTATATGCAGGTTCTTTATTCAGGAAAACTGCACCACTACCCAAGAACGGCTCGCAATACACCTTGTGCGGTGGTATGTGGCTCACTATCCACGGCGCTAATCGATTCTTGGCTCCTGGATATTTCAACAGTGTTTTCATAATTTATCCCCTATCGCCTTAACAACATTAACCGTTACTCCGTTTCCAGCTTGCTTGTATAATTGGCTATCACTGTTTACGAATCCTGCTCTTTCATAATAATTGTCTGTCCACCCTTGGAGGCGAAAGCTTTCTCTCGGTGTCAGTTTTCTAATTGTAAGATAGCAATTGTATTTCTTGCTCCACACCGCCCAAACGTCTTTTTCTTCATCCGCCTTTATCGCAATTCCATGTTGGTCTTGCGTTGTCAGGGTAAACATATCTTCCCCAGCTTCCTTGCACCTTCTCCCGTTTTGGCGCTTCTCTTTCCTAAACGGTGTTAGTACAGGAATTGCAATTGCTGTGGCCTCGTTTCTTCTATTTGATACTCCGCGATCTTTCGTCGTAAGACAGTTCGCAATTTGCAGCTCTTGTAATTTATTCGATGATTTATCAACGCCGAATGCATATAGTCCTGTTTTTGCGCCAACTCCGCCAGCTTGTGCGTTCTGCGTGCAAGCGATTCCGTTGCTGTCATATACTCGATGCGCTTGTGCGCCACCAATTAATTGCCTTGTACTATTTTCTCCGCCATTTCCCGTGATAGGAAAAATTTGTCGTCTACTTCTTCCTCGATAACATCCAACAACGTATATGCGCTCCCTATTTTGTGGAACGAACCATCTCGAGTTGATATTTTGCCACTCGAGATCGTACCCGAGTTGGTCCATTTCAACGATGATTGATAGGAAGTCAAGTCCTCTGTTGCTAGAAAGCATTCCCTTAACATTCTCGTAGATAATCCATGTGGGTCTATCTTTTTCTTCGAGCTCTTCCAGGATTCTAAAAATTTCTCGTACAAGGCTACTTCTTTCTCCGTCAAGCCCTGCTCGCCTGCCTGCGACTGAAAAGTCTTGACACGGTGCGCCGAAGGTCCAGCAGTCAGCTCTTGGAATATTGGTAGAGTTAACTGTTCGAATATCTCTTGCGTACCATTCTCCATTGAGGTATTCACTTTTTAAGATCTCCTTCTGTCTTTTCTTTTTATTAAGTTCGCTAAGATGAGTTCGTTGCTCTTCCGTTATGGTGTGCATAGATCTGTAACTAGCTTCCGCAAATTTATCAAATTCGCAGTGCCCTATGCATTCATGCCCCGCGAGTTCCAAGCCTCTTGTGAACCCCCCCGCTCCAGAGAAAAAGTCTATAAATTTCATACTCTATTTGCTTTCATTTCTTGAATTGGTTCATAATTAGTCATCTGCATCTCCAATTAATAGTTCCCTATCATGAATTTTGCTAACTCCTGATACTCATCTTCTGTTAGCATTGCTCTTTTGAGCGGTGTTCCGTCTTTGTCAAAGGTCCTTATTTCATATCCCGGTTCTTTTCCATACCAAGATATTTTTACAAGTTTCTTTTTTCTGCCCTTGCTATCTGTCGATAGTGTGGCTAGTTCTTCTATGATTTTGTAGTCCATTTGCTATTCCTTATTAACTGCCTCTTTAATGCATCAGCACACGCCTTACATAAAACGTGCACCTCTTGCTTTCCTTCTGAATTTTCTAGTGTAAGTATTTCTCGCTTTTCTCTTGCGGTACCGCAGCCGCAGAGTTCACAGTAGTTTATATTCATTGCTTCTCCTATATGTAGTGCACGTCAATCCCATACTGTCTAGCTGCCGTTTCTTCAATTCGGCAGCCTCTAGCTTCTAGCCAATCATGCGCGAATACTGCCATATCTGCAGTAGATAGTAGTTTTAATGATTCCGCCAGATAGTATAGTGATTCCGATTTCACGTTCTTATTTTTGATTTCTTTTTCAACCTTGTTTTTATCTAGCACCGAATCTATAAATGTAGCCGCAGGATTAATTTCTCTCTTAATTCTTTCTTTAATCATTGTTCTTTCTGCAGCTATCTCTACATCTGTTTTGCCAGCCATCGGCTGCGAGATAAAAAATAGTTTAGGCAGCTTTGTGTTTATTTTTTCTTCAATGTATGCATCCATTGTTATTTCATCGTTTGTTTCGTAACTCATGCTTATCTCCTTAAAACATTTCTGGTTCTTCGCCTTCCCTGGCGCGTAGTTTGTCGTATTCTTCTTCTCTAGCGTTTATCTCCGCTTTTAGGTTTTCATTAACTTGTTCAATCATCCTTCTTGTTGTAATGCTTACTTTTTTAGCAACATCTTCATTTTTAGATATTGTTCTTTCAGCAGCTCTATTTGCATATACCAGCATTCGCATTTTTTCTCTTCCTTCTGGGTCATATGTGCAGCGCCAATCATTACAGTATTCGCATTCATTACAACATTTACCACAGATGGTACCCTTAATTCGCCTGCACCAACAAAACGACCTGTTGTCATTTGGTGTTCCGTGTTCGTGTCCGCACCTGTCACACACACATCCTACGTTTACCATCTTTTCCTATCTACTTCCTCTAGGATTCCTGTTATTTCTTTTCTAACTTCCTCTAGCTCCTCATAAGTCATTCTGAGGTAGCCATTTGACGCACTCAGAATTAAGAATTCATCTTTATTTGCTACATAAGCGATTCCTTTTTGCATAGACTCATATGTTAATGTGTCGTCTATTGAATCTGCCTTGTGCAGAATTTGATTTACATTCAGATTTATACTTGGGATGGTTGTCGTTGATTTCCATCTACTCATAAATAATTCCTTCCTATAAGAATCATCCAGTCATTACGCGCTTGCTCTCTGGTCATTCCCTCGTCTATCTTTTCTTCTTCGTATTTCTTTTGATAAAAGCGTCTTAGTTTAATGTTCTCTTCTTGTGCCCACTCACTGCAGTTCATATGTAGCTCTTCGTGGTGCTCATGGCACACATCTACTTGAAAGCCTAGGTCTATACTTATCTGGCGATTAGATCCACCAAATATCTCGTGCCTTTCAGCGTAAGGCTTTCCGCAATACGCACAGAATCTACTTGCTTTATCCTTATATCCGTTTTGCTTCTTCTTTTTCTTCCTAGTCTGTGGCTTTGGAAAGGCGCACGTTTTGTAATACTCCATCATTTGGCTAGTCTCCTAATCGAATGTAATTGTTTGCAATTCTTCATCGCTCCAAGGTTCTATATTTGACAACACACTTTTTTCTTCGCATACTTCTAGTTTAGGTTCTTCGCGATTAATGAATTCTCTAGTTATAGCTGATTCGGATACAATTCCTTTAAAATATTTTCTTCGTCTTTCAATATCCATGTCGCGCCTCTCTTTGTACAGCTACCTTGCCATCTATGCGTTTGAGATTTACATACCCATCTGATGTTGTTATTTTCGCTCCTGCAATCGTGCCGCTATCGACCATTTCACGCGCTAGCTTAATCACCTTGATAATGCAAGGTTCAATAGATTTAAACTTGTCCACGTTTAACCTCGCTTTTATCTGCACCCTAGCGCATACAGAAATATGTGCAGCGTAGGGAATAGCAGCGCTAGGCAGATAGTTCCGATTAAATTTATTACCTGGAAGTTACCTTCCTCGTCTGAAAATATGGCTTTGAATAATTCTTTATTACTCATTACATGCTCCTGTTCTTGTAGATTTTGTCTGCTACATCCCCTGCAAAATACTTTTTACTTCTTCCATCCGGCAAGCATTCAACGCCATACATCAGGTCTCTTACACTTGCACGGCTAATTTTTAGATATCTTGATATATCTGATATAGTCGGAAAGCTACCATATTCTTTTTTAAGATCGTTTAATATTGCTTGCCTATTCATTTCTTTATTCCTCTTCGTGTTTGGATCTTTCTATATCAAATCCATCTGGGTATCTTAGCTTTAACTTTGCTAGGTTGAGTTTTGCAACCGATTCTAGCGGTACACCTGCGTTATATGCGGTGATGGATAAATACCAAAGAACATCGCCTAGTTCATCAATTAGTTCTCCCACATCTGCATCGTGCTTTCTAAATGTAGCCTTATTGATTTTGCCTACTACTTCTCCGATCTCTTCGCACATTCCCATTACAGATTCGATTACGCCCACTTCTTTTCCTGTTCGCAGCGTTTCGTGCTGATAGTCGTTTAACGTCATTCTCTGTTCATAGTTAATCTTTGCGATTAAGAATCTCGGTAGTTCTTCTTCCGGGATATCCTGAATATCTACGCGTAGTGCCTTATCTCCGTATGATAAGAGCACTTCATCCTTATCTGGTGTAGCGATTATCATATCGAGGTCCTTGCATGTATCCATTGCGTGTAGGGTGTCTCTTATTGCTGTACAGATAATTTGTCTTGTGGTGTTTGTATCCATTATGTTTTTCTCCTATTTTTTGAGTTGTTTAATATATAATCTCCTTACAGGCTGTTGTAGTAGCCGAGTTTTTAGAAAGGAGATTGTTTAAAATGGCTTATGATTATGAACTAACTTTGCAAATTGCTAAAGATATCACCGTTGCAGCGATATCTAATTCACCATCCGTACTTGCCGATAGGGATGCCGGTGTATTTATTGGTGAAATGTTTACAGCAATTCACGATGCTGTTGTTAAGGCTAACAAGGATGCTATTTCTGAAAATCAGAGACTCTCTTATTAACCTTTAATCCTTAGTTTGACAAAAGGCTCGACCAGCTGTGCAATTTCTCTCGTACACGCACCCTTTGATAGTTGAGCCTTAATTTCATCAGCCAGCAGCTCTTGTATCTCGGTAACAATTTGAGCTTCTTTTAGTACGTAATCTGAAAGAGTTATATTTTTTCTTACACATCCAGAATTCCTATTAGCCGTTAATTCTTCAATTCTTTTTTTGGCATTGTGTAACTCTTCTCTTGTACGAGCTAATTCACTCTTGGTTTCTTCTAGCGTTTTTTCTGTGGCTCTTAATTTGATGATTGGTGCTTCCATTTCATTTTTCCTTTCTTGAACCTCTTCAGTTTTATCTGTCTACATGAAATACTTTCAAGTAGAGATTAAAAAAAATTAAAACTTAAACTCATCTATTGAAATCCCGCATAACTTTGCGATCTTTAAAGCGTCCTTCATTTTGACTTTAGAGAAGTCATTCTCCCATGAATTATAAGTTTGTGTAGAGATTCCGAGCTTTTCAGCCATTTCTGCTTGAGTTAGACCGAGTCTAGCCCTTAACTCTTTTAGCGAGTATTTCATATTTACCTCACCGTTCCTTTCTTAATATTGAATCCTTATTGTCACAACCTTACATGAAATTATTTCAAGTGTCAATAGCTTATTTGAAATTATTTCAATCTTTTTTGTTTTTTTATCAACTTTGCTTGATTTTATTTCTACTTCGTATATAATGAACGCACACATCAACTAGTTAGGATTAAGGAGTTGTTTATGGGCTTTTCAAATAATATAAGATTTTTAAGAAAGCAAAGAAACCTAACTCAGGAAGAGCTTGCGGAGATGGTCGGTTATAAATCCTTTACTACTATTCAGAAATGGGAGACAGGCGACTCAGAACCTAACATGGGAGTATTGAGGCAACTTGCCGATATATTTCACCTTTCCATCAGTGAATTAGTGGAAACAGATTTAGAGAGCAAAGTAACCTCTCGCCCTCTTCCATCTAACATCATTACTCCTGCTGCGTACGCAGTTCCTATCCTGGGAACTATTTGTGCCGGCAGTGGTATTCACTGCGAAGAAAACTTTCAAGGTCACTTCTATGTGGATCATACTATAAAAGCCGATTACTGCCTTAAAGTTAAAGGTGACTCTATGATTGATGCTGGTATCTATGATGGTGATTTTGCATTCATTCGTAAGTCCTTTGATTATTCTGATGGAGATATTTACGCTGTATGCTGGGGAGCAGAGGAATCTGCATCACTTAAAAAATTATATAAGATGGACGATAAAGTAATGCTTCAACCTTGTAATTCAGATTATGCTCCTACTCTTGTAGATGCAGATGATATTTATATAGTTGGAGAGTGTATAGGAACTTATCACGCTAGGTAATAATATTGGTCGTTACTTACAATTTACTCGTGATTTGCTCGTGATTTTATCAATTTGGCATTACGATTCATTGTCTAAATGTTTGAATTTCAATGGATATATTATTTTTTTATACTCGTGGTTTGAAAGGTGGTATTAACATGTGTAGTACATCAGAAAAAATTAGATACGCGTTATTTGATTACATATTACCTATAGCGTTTATGTTTCTAGCTATCTTTTGCAGAGATTATTATCTCGTCTCATTTAATTACCTTGGATTCGCTTTTTTAACTGCAGGGTTTTTAACATCTAAAGGTGCATTTGCAATTTTCATTCCAATGATTGTATGTGCGGTTGTTTGGATCGCAGGA